GCTACGAGCGAGCCGCCGAATGGGCACAGCACAATCGTGTGACCAAGAAACAGGCGACGTGCACCATGTTCGTCAAGAGGGAGAAGATGAATCCCTGGTGCAAGCGTAACCCGGACCCGAGAGCCATCCAGTTTAGAGATGCCCGTTATTGTGTGGAACTTGCTAGGTACCTCAAACCCATAGAGCACAATCTCTACGTGGTGAGGGGTAGCCCCGGTAGTGGGTACCCACAGACTCGGATGGTAGGCAAGGGGTTGAATCAAGTGGAGAGGGCGATGTTGCTTATGGAGAAGCTCCGCCGCTTCCGTGACCCCCGTATAGTGTCCCTTGACGCTAGCAGGTTTGACAAACATGTGTCTCGAGAGCTCTTGGAGATCGAGCACAGCGTCTATTTGCTATGCAACTCCGAGCCCAGGTTTGCCGAGCTGCTGCACATGCAGCTCGACAACCTGGTGCGTTCAGCTCTCGGCTTGACCTACAAATGCCGAGGCCGGAGAATGTCCGGGGATATGAATACTGCTCTCGGGAATTGCATTCTGATGCTCATCATGGTATCCGCCTTCATGACTAGGGGGGGTATGGACTATGATGTCTTCGACGATGGTGACGACTGCCTGCTCATTGTGGAGGAGGAACACCTTGGCTGGGTCACAGCCAACTGCCATGCTGAGTTTTTGGAGTTCGGCATGGAGATCAAAGTCGAAGGCATCGCGACCCGCCTCGAGGAGGTAGAGTGGTGCCAGAGCAAGCCCTTGGAGTATGCTCCTGGGAAGTGGAAGTTCGTCCGTGATTGGCGCAAGGTGCTCAGTCATGACCTCGTGGGGTCCAAATGGTTAGGGAATGCTCATTGCAGACCCCGATTACTCCATACGATAGGGGTCTGTGAACTTGTGCTCAACATGGGCGTGCCCATTCTCCAGGAATATTCGCTTGCTCTCATCAGAAATGCCCGCGGTGCTAAGTGTCTAAGCTTCGACAGAAGCCCTTTGTGGCACCGCGTCAAGCACGAGATTAAGCTTTTTGGGAAGCGCCGTGCAGAGCTGCTCCACCCTAAGCCTGTTACTGACGAAGCTCGTGTCAGTTTCTCTATGGCTTTTGGGGTGGATGTGGAGGAGCATCTCATGTGGGAGGAGCTACTTCGCTCGTGGTCATTCACCTGCGGGAATAACGAAGTTACTCAGCCGTTCTTTGACGTGGCGGCGTGGTGTGAGACACGTCTTGATCGACCCGAGAGGGCGGATTGGCTGTCAGTGCCTCTTTGTGCATACTGGCAGAAGGTCTAGCCTGGCGGGCGAACGCGGGGTAAGCTAAAATCTGATGCCCAGCCCAACCCGTGACCACCAAAACATACTGGGGAGTG